AATATGAAAGCAATTAAAGAAAATTGGAAACTGGTACTTATCGTGGCCGCTGGAATTATAGCGGTTATTTTTATGTGTATTTTTGGAGTACAGGGAGCACAAAACAAAGCGTTTGCATTGGAGGAACAGGTCAACACTGCTGATTCAGACATTAAAGTTCAGGAAAAAAGACGAGTCGATCTTGTTTATAATCTTGCGGATTGTGTCAAGCAATACGATAAGCATGAGGCTGAAACACTTACAGCTATTGTCGAGGGTAGGGAAAAAGCAACCAGTATAGAAAATGTAACCACTGCAATCGCTGCTGTTACAGAGGCATATCCGGAATTAAAATCCAATGAAAATTACAAGGAACTGATGAATGAGTTATCCATTACGGAAAATTTAATTGCTGAGTATAGAGAAAATTATAACAAGCAGATTAAAGAATACAATCGCTATGTTAGAAAATTTCCTACTCGATTCTTTTTAAATATTTTGGGATATGAAACGCAGCAGTATCAGTACCTTGATTATGGTGCTCCTGTAGATGCGCCTCAAAATTTATTTGGAGATTGATGCCATGAAAAATAGAGGCTTTGATTTTGGAGATTTTGAAATTACTAAGCGTGAGATTCTGGCAAGTATATCCATAATCGCAATGATGCTTCTTATTGGTTTTGTGATTTCTGGGAGAATTTCAAACTATATTCTGGATCGGAACGAAAAGTACAATAAAGCTATTAAAATCGAAAGCTCTGATCTGTTTGAATATGGGATGAGAACCAACGTCGGTTATGCGTTCGTTTATGGAGATTTGAAGGCTGTGGATACTGTTTCATATCCAGAAATTAACGGGGAGTATATGTATATAGAAAAAATAGAGGAACATTACAATATGCATACACGAACCATCACTACAACCGATTCTAAAGGAAAGACACATACCAGAACTGAAACTTATTGGTCTTGGGACTATGCAGGAAGCGAAGAACAAAGATGTTCGGAAATTACATTTTTAGGACACATCTTCCCATCGAACAAGTTAGAGTTTCCAAGTACTGAACATATTGACACTATAAAAGAATCAAGTCATGTCCGGCATAAGTATTATGGAGTTGATACGGAATATATAGGAACCATATTTACTGAATTACGGGATAAAACCATATCTGATAATTCTTCATTTTATGAAAACAGTACCATTGAAGAAACTGTTGATTATTTGGAAAGCGATTGGGAACTATGGTTATTCTGGGTGATTTGGATAATTGTTATCGGACTATGCGTATTTGGTTTTTACTATATCGATAACGAATGGATTGAAAACTGAAAGGAGAAAATAAATGAAACAGAATATTATTGCAGTAGATTTTGACGGAACTTTATGCGAGGACAAGTGGCCGGAGATTGGTATGCCGAACGAGGAGCTCATCGAGTATCTGAAAAGGAGACAGGCTAACGGAGAAAAGCTGATTCTCTGGACATCCAGAAATGAAGAGCAAACCAAAGATGCCGTAGAGTGGTGTAAAGATCATGGACTGGTCTTCGATGCTGTGAATGACAACCTTCCGGAAATCGTGGAAGCGTTTGGTGGAAATTGCAGAAAGATATTTGCAAATGAGTACATAGACGATCGCAACCGCTCTATCGGTTCCTGCCGTGAAAAATCAAGCATGGAGCGTTGGGCTGAAAACGAGGTCGCCATTGTTTGTCGTCGAGAGAAGCCGGACCGAAAAGACAGAGAGTGGGATTATGGTTGTGCTTGCTATGAGAGCGCATTGAAGGCCTTTGGCTCTCTGTGTGAGGACGGTCATTCTGGTTTCAGTATTGGTCTGACTAAGGCTATTCTGAACCGTCTGATCAACAACAAGCCACTTCTTCCAATTGAGGATACCGACGAGGTATGGAGTGATATTTCTGATATGAGTGGTCTGAAAGGAGAAGAGTGTAACTATCAGTGCAAACGCATGTCTTCCTTATTTAAGTACGTGTATGCTGACGGTACGGTTAAATACAGAGATGTGGATCGCTATCATGGCGTGAACATCAACTGTCCGGATGCTCCATATCACAGTGGACTGATTGATACTGTTATGGACGAACTGTATCCGATTACTATGCCTTATATGCCGGCTGATAGAGCTTTTAAGATTTATACGGAGGATTTCCTTGTAGATCCGTCGAATGGCGATTATGATACCGTCGGAATTCTGTACGTAATCACTCCGTCCATGGACAAGGTAGCAATTAACAGATATTTTAAAGAAGCTCCGAACGGCTTTGCCGAAATCGACGAAGCGGAGTACAAGGAGCGAAAGGAAGCTGCTAAAGCTCGGATGGAGGCAACCGATGGATCGAAATAGATTTATCCAGTGCATGAAAAGCAACATCGAGTTGTCGGATAAAGAGCGGCGGAGAATTATCAGAAGAAGTGTTGAGAGTCAGCCGTGGAAATTAAAGTGTACGATTGCCATGGAAGAGTTTGCGGAACTTACACAGGCAATCAGTAAACAGATTCGTGGGTATGATAATAGAATTGGACTTTTGGAAGAGATGGCGGATGCTTATATTTGCCTGGAATTCCTTAAGTCCATTTTTAATATTACACCAGAAGAGTTACAAAAAGCTATGGACGTTAAATTACAAAGAGAAAGGAATAAACAGAGATGAGTAAAGAGATTAAAATTGCCGGAAGTATTTCGTTTGGAGGAAAGCGTCTTAATGTATATGGAGATCTGGACGCTCCGCTGTTCAAGGCAAAAGATATTAGTCATGCTATCGGCTACAGCAGCGGTAACGAGTGGAGAATGCTCGAAATGTGCGAGGAAGATGAAAAGCTGAAACTACCTTTAGTAGTAGCAGGTCAGAGACGTTCCGTCAATTTTGTGACTGAGAATGGTCTGTACAACATCCTTGCACAGAGTCGTATGGAGATTGCGAGATCCTGGAGACGTGTGGTTCATGACGAGCTTATCAACATGCGTAAGGAAAAAGGCAGAAACATCGCTGAGCAGTTCGAAGAGTGGGATCACGCAATGGATAACATTTACTTCGATGAGGAAACCGGTCAGCTTATGCAGTCTGTCACGGTTCCTGGTGGAGATGTGATCCAGATTCCTTATGAGGGCGAAGATGATAACTAAGTTCGAGGAGTTCCATATTCCAGAAAAACTGAAAGAACGCACCATTACGAAAGTAAATATATTTGAACGGTTAGTGTCACATATATGTCAGCAGACCAGAGTGGATAATTCTTCCGATTGCGTCAATGAAATAGAAAATTTTGGCATAAGACGATAAGAAACCGTGGGCTATGCTTAACACAGGAGCATAATAATCCAGATTGGTGGGGATCTGGATATTCTGAAAGGAGAATAAAAATGATTAAATTAGAGCATGTGGTTCTGGCAAGTCCGGAACAAATGAGATTTATTATTGAAGGCATGAGAAACCCGATGAACAGCTGGGGTAAGAGTGATAGTGAGTATGAAACTGCTGGATACGATATTGTAGGATTCGATCTTGGAGAGAATGATCGCTCACTCATGCAACGCTTAGCTAACGCTGGTACAGATCATAGAAAATTTATGAGAATGTCGCCGGTGTACGTAAGGATCACAGCACCGTTATATTGGTGGAAAGAATTTGATACTTACAAAGTCGGAACTGTTGCCAACAGCTGTAGTACCATGCATAAAATCCAGGCTAAGGAATTTACAATGGATGATTTCAGTTGTGAGCATCTCGATATCCGCACCAAAGCATTACTGGAAGAAGCAATAAAGGCATTAAACGATTATCGAAAATTATATATTGAATATAACGCAGATGATTTTGAGATTAAAGGGTGCCCGAGCAAGAAAGATATTTGGTGGCAGATGATTCAGCTTCTCCCGAGCAGCTATAATCAGACACGCAATGTCATGATGAATTATGAAGTTCTGGCAAATATTCATAAGAGCCGTCGAGGACATAAGTTGGATGAGTGGCGTGATTTCTGCAAGTGGATCGAGACACTGCCATATTCTGAGATTATTATGTCTTCATCCGGTTTAGATCTCAATTCAATTAACGCATTACAGGGAGCGGCTAGAAATAGTAGCAAGGGTTATA